TCAACAGTCATTTGAACTGAAATAGGTCCTAAAATATAGTATGTTGATTGATCATATTGGTTAGAAGGAGATCCAACTGTTTTGCTAGGGCCTTTAATTAAAGGAACTATTTCACCTACTTCAGGTAAACGAGTAAAGTTAGGATTAAAATTTAAAGCTTTACCTGTAACAACAGTTTTATTAACTAAGTTAGATACTTGTAAACTATTTTGAATTATTTCATATTGTATAGAACGATCTGGATTTACAGCAGTAACTCGTCCATACTGAATATTTTGAGATAAAGCAGGGTTAAAATTATTATTTCCAACACCAGTTGTTTGGTTATTGGCGGCTGTTATATTACCTGTTTTTATGACATTTTCAGCTCCCATTTCCTAATTGCTTTGGCTCTTCAATTTTAATACCACTAATTTCTTGGAATAATAATTCTTTATCTCGCTCACTTAATATACCACCATCACCACCATCACCAGGACCAGTTGACATAGCGCGTTGAACAATACCAGCCATTTTGATTAGGGCCTCGTCATTTTTAACAGCTATCTCCATATACTCTTTAAGTAATGGTACAAGCATCATTGCATCACCTGGCTCTTGAATCATTGGTTTGAGCTGGTCGATTAATGATTTAATTTCCTTTTCCTTACGAGACGCATTTTTATATATGTCTTCTAGTAAGCTTGAAAAGGTTTTGTCCTTAAATATAACTTGATTAAAATCCATCATTCCTATTTAATATAAATATGGAAGATGTAAGGAGTTATAGCGCCATAGTAATACGTCCATGTTCATAAAATTCATTGAACTTACGAACATATATTACTTTTAAACGCTTGATAATTTTAGTAATTTGAGGTGTTGATGCCTCAGTCATTTCCTTAATATAGATGTATAAGGCTTTCTTATTAAAAACATCAATATTTTCACTTTTACGGAATAACTCAATAATAGCATCAGCTATTTGAGCGTCACGTTGTTTAGGAAATAAAATAAATATATTGTGATCTACATACTTAGTGAATTGTTTTAAAAATGATGTTGGTTCAAGATCATTAGCTTTTTCACTAGTATTTACAAGATCAATCAATATTGACTTATCCTCATCAACAGCTTCAACAGGTGCTTTATCTTTTAGTTTCTTATAATTAGCATTATTGTATAGGATAAGATAGCGTTTAGCAATAGTACCAAAGTAAGAATAAGCTTTTCCTTTTGACTGGTCATACAGATGTAATTTTTCTAAAAGAAATGCTACTACCTCATGTTGGAGTTCAGGGATTGTATCAACTTCTGTATAGTAAAACTTAAAAGTATGAATGATATTCTCAGCCAATTTATGAAACGCGTAATTGATTTTTTCATTAAAAAGTTTATTTCGTTTTTTAGGACTTCTTAATTTTAAATACTCAATGATGGCATTTTCAGTTTCCTGAGTGAAATAATTAATTGACTGTTTTGGTTTGCGTTTACGGACAGTCCCCTTCTTCGTTAGCAATACTTCTTCACTCATCTTAGCTTTTTAAATAATGACTTAACGAATCTTGAATGTTTTGTAAGTTACGGAAGAAGAAACCAATCTGATCATCCGCTTTAAATGCTTCAGTTAAATCAACTTGATGTAGTTGTTTATTTGATTCCTCAACTATAGCGGCTACACTATCAATAATGATTTTTTGTTTAGTAGCAATTTGCTCTAATTTAGTTACTTTTTGATTTAAGTTCCAAATGATGTATCCGAATATTGTGAATACCCAAAGTACAATTGAAATAATTCCTAGTATCATATGTTTTTCATTAGTTCAGCTAAAGCCGGATTAGCCATTGTTTTAAGGGCTTTCTGCTTAACAGCCGAATTATTTTTATTTAATTTAAAATTATCTTTTTTAGATTCTTTAGGTTGTTCTTGCTTTGGTCCTAACAGTTTAGGTAACCATTCCATCTCAAATTCAACTCTGGCGGCTAATAAATCCGCTTGATGAACAACATAAATAAGTGAAGTACGTGGTTTAGTTTCTGGGTTGAAAGTGATTAAATATGGTTTGTTAGCTTCATCATATAATCCATCATGTAACTTAATAGCTAATGTTTCATTTTTAGTAGGTAAAATACCATTACTAATTAATAGATGTAACCCACGATCAGGAACAGTCATATACTCCAAACGATCATTAAACATATAAGTTTCATTCAACTTATCTCGTCTCCATTGATCTGTTTGTTCAATGTAAGCTGCGTTTTGTTCATCTCCAAATTTACCTAAGTCATGATTGATAGCTGAGAAAACAAGTTCCTCAATTGTATAAGTATCAACCATACCAAAGTTACGCCATACATTATCAATTTGTAAAGCAGCATCTACAACTCGATTCACATGGTCAATATAGCCACCTGGAAAACAGTTATGGTATTGAGGGCGATGTGAAGCAGGCATCATAACAAAACGCTCTTCATGTTTGAGATAGAAGGCTTTAAGTTGCTCACCTCGCTCACCTGAGATGTATGTGTCAATAGTATTTAAAAACTTAGTCCAATTAGCTTGAATTTGTTCTGGTGTTAGCATAACTTTTATTGTTCGGAGTTAATTAATGTTCTAATTTCTTCAACTTTATCTTTTAATTTACTAAGCATTTCTTTAGCTAGTAATGATGTAAACTTAGGATTTGAAAACTGTGATTCAAAACCGATTAACATGTTTTCAAGTTGGTCTAGTTTGTTTTGTACTGGTTGTTTGTACCTCATATATATCTTTTTATAATATTAATTAAGTCTGGTATTGTATCAAATGTAAGTAATTTATCTGATGTCTCCAACTCTGTTTCTGAGACGATAGTAATTACTTTAACTCCTAAGTCAAGAAACACAATTGGGTATGATTTAGTTTTAAATTTATCCTCTATTTTATCAGCAAATTCAGGAAATTTATAGGCATCAATATTCTCATAGGTTAACCCGCAACCGTTTAATTCACTCTTTAACCACTCGCAATAATCACAATCACTTAACGTCAATAACCTTATTCCTACTTCACTCTTATTACTCATAAGTTACTTATTAGTGCTCTAAAAAAATATGGAAAATTTCTTGGGAGGCCAAATTTTTCTTGATGTTCATATATAAATATATAAGAGAGGTAAGCTCACGCTTACCCCTCAGGCTAATCAACACCAACATTATTTGGTAATATATTTAACCAATTCTTTATTTAACATCATCAGTTTAAATTTACCTGGATTACTATTATAAATCGACTTAACCATATTATAACATACATCAGTGGCGAATATTTTTTCGGTAACAATTTTACTGATACGTTCAATTAGTGGTTTTTCAACATTATTTTCTTTAGCATAAAACTCTAAATAGTTAGCAACCCTTGTACCTAATGTTGACGCAATATCAGCTCTATATGCTTTATCTTTACCTACTAGACCTTTAAGTGTATTAAGTACATACTGTTCATCTTGTGTCATGATATTTTCTGGTGATATCATCTTATCCAACTTATTGTTAATGAACATAGTAAACAAAGTACTAAACTCACTACCAACTGAACCCTCACCAATCATTTGAATTAATGGTAATTGATCTTCAAATGTTTTAATTGAACTAATACTATTAAAGAACATACTAACACTTCTACTGTTAATTTCTTTAGTAACTAACTCTGGATGCATCAATAAGAAATTAATACATCTACCATCCAACTTATTTTCTTCAGCCCACTTACCCCAACATTTAAGATCAAACTTTAAATTAACACTAATAAACCTAGTTTTTTGAGCGTTATCTATACTATTAACTAAATAATCTCCGTTATCAGGGTTGCTAGTAAGTATAATATGCCAATCTTTAGGTAACTTCCAACTAATATATTGTTGACGATCAATTAGCTCCATTACAGCTTGAATGAATCTCATATCAGCGCGATTCCAGTCATCCAACAATAATATACCACCATTGTCTTTACCACTAATCCATTCTGGCGGACAATAACTCATACGGTTCAAACCTGTAGTTGCAAAACCTTCTTTACGATAGTCATCAACTGCATTTTCATCTACCCATACTCTATCTTTAGTATCTGTCATTTCAAATTGACGAATTGGAAAACCAACCAAGTCACCAATTTCTTCAATTTGTGCGAGGTTCAATTTAACAAAATTCAATCCTAATTCATTTGCTAATTGAATAATAGAAGATGTTTTACCAATACCTGAGTCACCTACTACTTCAGTACTCACCATTGGTTTGTTGTTTTCTTGTAGATAACGATTGTTATCAATAATGTGTTTCAAAAAGTCCTTTAATTCATGAACATTTAATGAAACGGACGCGTTTGTTTTTGATGTTGATTTTTTAGCCATTGTTATTAACTTTTAATATAATTAAATTTAAGTTATTTATTGAGGTCACTATGCGGCTATTTGTACTTTAGCTCCAGGTAATTCTTCATTAATTCTTCTTCCTGAACAGTGAACCCATAAAACAGGTTTACATGGTTGTGTACGTTCAATACTACATTCACCATCAGTTAAATAAATTAAGTTCTGATATTTATCTTTATGTTCCCACAAATACTGCATCACTGGTTCATAACTAGTACCTCCACGGCCAGTTACTTCTTTAGCTTCTTCTATTGTACCTGTATATTCATAAACACGACCAATATGAGCATCACATTCAACAACAGTCACTTGTGTACCTGTTTTCCATATATGATGAATTTCACTTAAAAACTCCTTTAAATCGTCTTTACTAACTGAACCTGAGGTATCAATAGCAACTAATGTATTTTTCTTTTGTTTAATTTTAAGGGCTGGATTACCATAGAAACGTTTATTTGGTTTACGTCTTGTTTTCTTAGTATAAACTTTACTAGCCATACCATTAAAACGTCTCAAATATGCTCTCCAATCAATAACAGCTTCTTCACTTAGATATAAACTATCAATTAATTCTTTCAACTCACCAGGTATATGTCCTCTTTGTCTTTGTACTTGTTCAGCAGTTTCTTTTAGTTGATGTTCAATTTGTTTTTCCATCAATTTCTTTTCTGCCTCATCCATACCCTCATATTGTTTCCAAAACTCATGAGATGCTTTTACTTCAACTTCAGTACCATTACCTAATGTAATTGTTTTTGAACATCCACCTTCATTAGCATCTTTCATAGCATCTACAAATTTACAAACATCACCATTAGGATTGTTTTTACATTCTTGTAATAACAACTCATAATATTTTCTAGTACCCGCTTTAATAGGTAAATTAAGAGTATTCCAAGGTGCATCAGTAATTTCTAAACCCTCCCAAGTTTCGTCTTTATAAGAGTCTTCAATATATTGATTAATCTCCAAATCAGCAGCTATATTCAATAACTCTTTTTCTGGATAATCATCATACATTTGAAGATGTTTAAAAGCGATATGTAACAACTCATGTTTCAAAACAGCAATCTTAACATTATCACTTATTGTCTCCCAAAACTTAGGACTAATAACTAATTTAGTATTAATACCGTCTTTAGCAACACAAGCTGTTTGAACAGCGTCATTAATTTCTTTATTCAAACTAATCAAAAACAAACCATAAAATGGTTCTTTAAACATTAATGTTTTTGAGTGTTTGGCAATGTCTGCGTGAATATTATCTATCATATAATTTATTTTATATTAATTTAACTATTGAGCCTCGGTTGAAAAAACAATATCAACTAAACTCTCCGCAGCTGAATTACTTATTTTAAATTCACGGTTGATATTATCTAATAAGAATTTTTTAACAACTTCTCCTTCTTTACCCGTTTTAAAGTTATTTCTCAACCCAGTACCAAATGTTTTCCAATCACGTTCCCATCTAATACCCTTAGTACTTAACACCTTTAAAAGACTTTTTAGGTTAGTATTAGATGATGTATAATAACTTGGTCTAAATTTAGTTGTATGCATTAATTCATTTAATAAAAATGAAACTGATAACAACATATGATTATTAACAACCAAATTAGACATCATTTCAAAACCTAATTTAACATTAGCTTTATCAGAACTAAATAACATATCACGAAGTGTTTGTAAATACTCATCATCAAGTTCAATTCCTTCTTTGTTTAGAGTAACAAACATATCTTCATCAAATACAATTCTTACTTTTCCACTCATTATTTCTTTTCTGAGTTCAAAAAGTATATTCATTAAATTTGATAAACGAGTACTACGGTATAGATTTATATAAGTACCTTTTACTTTAATAGTATAAGTATCATATAAAGTCTTATCAGTTGGATATTTTATTCCTAAATTTCCTTTCTCCATTTCTTTAGCAGAATACTCAGAAATCATTGCTACATTATCTTTATCAGAGTTATTTTTTAGACTTTCTTTAAAAAATTTATAAGTATTTTCATTATTATCTTTTTTACTTATTTTATTTTCAGCAAAATCTCCTTTAATAAATGTATACTCTTTAAATTTACATTCTTTAAGCATTTGTATAAAGTGTCCTCTATTAATAATAATAACATCAGCTTGATTATAACGAGATGTTTTCTTCAATCCATTATCATTAATAAATTCTTTTAATTTAAATCGAGGTAATTCACTGGCTTTAGAAGCATATACCTTATCTCCTTTGTTAACAGTGTTTTGAGAATCATTTACAAATTTAAATAGTGATTGGAGTTCTTTACTATCATGTTCATTAATGAAATAACGACTCTCACCACCCCAATAATTTACAAGTCTCCATTCTACCGTATTATTTTTACTCCAAGATTCACTAATTTGTATTTCAACAACTTTATTTAACATAACTTTTTATTTTTAAGATAAATTAAGAATTGAGGTGAGGTAAAGTATATTTTTCTCCTAGTTGCTCTACTATCCTAACAGCATCAGCTGTTTTCATATAAAACATTTCACGGTTATCACTTACGCGTACCGCGTCTAAATGAGCATGAAGTTCTTGTTCTAATTTATATGAATTGAAACATTTAAATGAATAAATCGGAATCCAAGGAGTTGGAACACCAGTTGCGCCTGAAATTTCTTTTGCTCGTTGGTCTACATCCCTAATAGTCATTCCTATTTTAACCATTCCAGGACAAGAACCATTTACTAACACATAAACAAATTCAGTTGGTGTTAATGATCCATCCTGAGCAAATGGAGAGTCTTCATAGTAAGTAACAATCTCAAATTTTGGATCTTCAGGATCAGGTGTTAAAGTAAAAGCAGTTGCTTTATCACATAGTTGTTCTGGGGAGTAATTATTACTAATAAGCGGTTTATAAAAATGAGCTTGTTCTTCAGTAATACGTTTTATATCTCTAACACTCATTGTACTCCGTTATTAAGTTCTTCAATAATAAGTTCTAGTTGTTCTTCTTCAACCCATGGATTACCATCCACATCTAAAACATTACCCACATAATACAACCCATCTACACACTTAAAATCCTGTTTATTCATAATTTATTATTTTCCAAAGTAAACTTTTTGTTCAACCCTATGAAGTGAACTTACTCTAAACATTTTATTCCAAGTATTTTCATCTGGTTGATTATCTGGATAAGTAGTTTTAAAAGTTACTTTCCTACCTTTTTCTAAATTAATAGGTTCACCTGTCATAGTACGCTCACCAAATAAAGTGAGTGAAATAAGGTCTACAATAGCTTCAAAATACTCTTTCATAACTGTTTATTTTTGTTTTTATAGATTCCAAATAAATTTTAGAAAATCCATTAACCAATAAGTAACACAAAATGAATAAAACATCATTGCTACTTTAAAGTGAACTAATCGTTCTAAATCTTTTCTATTATCGTGTTCATTAAATTCCATAGTTTATTTATTTTTATTTTTTACTCGGCGTCATCCCAAAATTCACATAATTGAATTAACTCATAACCAAGTTCAGTCCCATTTTCAACTACACCAGACATATCACCTACAATATGCCATGAGTCATGAAGTTCACCTTCTTGACATGTTACATGATAAGTGTCTGATTCAGTTTCAACTGTCCAAACAGTTGTTCGGTAGATTGCTTTGTCTGTAATTTGCATAACTTTTATTTTAATTAATCAATTCCTAATCCTTCATACTTAAACATAGCATTGGTAGCGTACTGTTGAATCTTTCTTAGAGTAGTCATTTTAGAGACCTCCTCCAACATTTTCTGTTTATCTGTTTCCTTAATGTTAGTTGCATCAATAAACTTAATAAACAATTCTTTTGCTTCATCTACAGTTCGGGATGAATAAATGTCTGTTATGATCCCGTTAATTACAGATTTAATTTCCTTCTTCGCCATCTAATGCTTTTTTAAGGTCATCAATCATTTTAGAAATATTATCTAGTTTTTCCATCATACGATCAAATGAAGCATCTAGTGATCGTAAGTTTTGCTCCAGCTCATCCATTTGCTTTTCCATATTTTCCTATTTATATATTAATATACTAAATTTATTTCAGGTCACGCATTAACTCATCATGTGCTTGTTGAAGTTCTTCACTTAACAATTGTTTAGCCAAATGAGTGTCAAACCTAAAATTTCCTCCAATATGCCACTCAACTTGGCCGTTGGGGTGAAGTGGCTTATGTTCTTTATAATCATAAACAGTAATCACATTACCATCTTCCATTTCTAAAAACCATTCCATGTTTACTTTTCCTTCACCATCATTTTGTTCAAATGTTGGTTCACCAAGTAAATACTTCATTTCGTTAGGTGTAGCGTATATCAAATCGTTGAAAAAGCTAGTACCGTTAATCAATTTTGGATCTCGTAATTGTCTAAAATGTATACTATTCATAACTTTTATTTTTTATTTTTTTCTAATTTCTGATTTTCAATAACTAAGGCTTTATATAGCTTACTTTCTAATTCATCAACAATCTCAGTATTTCTTAATTTACCGTAAATTTGTGTGTAACCTAAAGCATAAACTAACTCATTTAACTCTGCTTGACTTAACTCTAATTTCATAACTTCTTATTTATATCTAAATATACTAATTTAATTGCGGTCAATTAACAACCCATTTGGCGTTCAAGTTCAGCATCAATTCTTAGTTGATGTGGCTCCCACTTAGCCCAACGTTCGGCATTTGATTCTTCACTTTCAAGTGGCCATTTACTATTATGTGACCAATTATCTGGAAACATTGGATTCAAATCCTTGTCAGTAACCTTACTATTTAATAATTTGATAACTGCGTCGTAATGACGTTTTGGTAACTTAATTAAAATCTCTAATTGCACTTTATTCATATTCACTTATTTTTTACCTATTAAATATATGTTAGGAGTTGCGGTCATTTTCTATTTTGAATGGCCCATACTATAAAAACTATTAATATCCACCAAGGCATAATTAATATTAGAGCCATCAAAATCACATAACCTATATTTTTTATTAATTCCATATAATTAAAGATACATAATTAGTTGCGGTCATTTTTATTTTTTAATGTGTATTTGTGTGAAGTTAGGGTAAAATAGAAATTTATGTATAATATATTCGGGTGTAGTAGAAGTAAATTTAATACCCTGGGAATTTAAATAATTAATTAAGGATGTAGATATTGATGTAGGTAATTGTATTTTTATAGATGATGGATTATTATAATATATAAATTGTTTTGGGAAATGTGTTTTAAGGAATTGTTTGATTTGTGTATTCATACTTTTTAATTTATATACTAAATATACATGAATAACCCCGGTCAGTTGAAGGGATCCTACCCACTTTTATAGACCATTAATTTTTAACGCTCTATATATACTTTGTGTCGACATAAAAGATTATAAAAAAGAGAGTTTTGCCCCCACACATTTTATTGCGAAGGGGGCAATTCCGAAGCTCCATTTATGTTTATTGGTGAATATATAGGTATATATGCGTCGATGTGAAAGATTGTATTCGATCTCTAAACACATATCCTTTTTTTCGGGGTCAGCCTCTCCCGTCGATGGACCTCAATTAACGGGGGTCCTTTAAAAACAGGAATCCTCTAACACCCGCATCTTTTATTCTTCGTCCTCTAACATCCCGTCGTCCTCAAAACCAATGTTATCATCATATACACCACTGTCGATATCACCAATTAGCGATTCCATTTCGTTTAGTGCTGATTCGAGTTTAGATGTTACACCACGATATGAATCATCAATCAGTTCCTGGTTATCAGTTTGTCTTAGTTCATGGTCTAGATCCTCATATAACTCCTGTAGTTCAGCCTTCATTTCAGCTAGGTATTGAGTAATATTATTCATGGTTATTTATTTTTTAGCCATACATATAATTAAGTTAGGGGGCCCGCCTCAGTAAGGCAATTTAAGGCTAGCTTAAGCTAGGTGCACCCCACCCCCCTTGTATTCGTTTTACAGCAAATGCCCCCATATTGGGGGCCGCTGTGATAACCCATTTTAATTAAGCCTCATTAACGTCAGCCACTACTGCCTTAGACTTAACAGTCTTGGTTTTGGCTGTAACGTCTACCTCAACCGTAACTTGTTTACGGGGGCGACCACGTTTGATCTCGATACCTGAGTTGCGTTTTGCATCTCGCATTGCAAGTACTGCTTGACGTTTAGAACCTGCGACCACTGGACGGCCACGTTTTACTGCTTGTGTTGTTTCTGTTTTTGACATAACCTTAATTTTTGTTGTTTTTGTTTTTTATTATTATATATTAAATATACTGTGTTTAGTTCGGTCAGGCAAGTTCAGTTTCTGGCATCCAAGTACATACATCACACTCTAATTCTTTAAATAAACGATCGCCAAGGTGGCCATGTACCATTTTTGTGTCGATCCAAAACGCGTTACGGTGTAATACTGTACATTCATCTTTAACCAGCAACATAAAGTAACTAGCGGTTTGTTTATAACCACGTTGTGAAAACCAACTAATCACTTCATCCAATCGCATTCTATTTACTGTCATATTTTCTTATTATATAATAAAGATAACATAACAACTGTGGTCAAACAATGTATATACTTATATAGAGTCCTGTTGAGGAAGGCTTGGATGACCCGGGCAAAGGGGGCACATACCCTATACAATGTATACCCCATACTCATCTTAAACATGTCACATACCCATACGCACTTAACGTTACCTATACGCCGCATATAAACGCTTTATCCAACGTCATGTCACCCATCACAACCAATTGTCACATGTTGTACTAGTTGATTTAGGCGCCTTATCTTGTATTTTAGGCGCATTTGTTTGCGGTACTAGCGGCTCACCCGTTGTCGGGTTACCATATATTTGTATGTCGTTTTGGTCGACTGTTCGTACTTCGCCGGTGTTATAGAATCGTATTATGAATTGAGGGTTGCTGTGTATACTACCCGCTATCATGAACAGTGCTACGCCATGGCCGAGTTTCTTGACTTCCACGTCGAACGGATTTACTATCTCATGTATCGTCTGGATTATCATATCGCTCGTTTTTTATTTATTATCTATTTGTTTTTTTATGTTCTCGTTGATGCTATATAAGAGAATAGCGATAATAATTAGTAGTGTTGTTTCCATATTATTTTAATTTGTCGTATACGTTTCGTTGTAGTATTGTTCACTTCGTTCATTAGCAATTTCAATACTTATGTTATCCTCACCAATTAAATAAGCTCTTGTATGTGCTTTTATTATCTGCTCCTTCTCCATTTGTTTGGCTTGTTCAATCCAATTATCAATATTACCAATTAAGTTTTCCAAACCATTAGAAGTTAGTATTTGATTCTTTAACCATTCTACTGCTGTTTGTTGTGCCATAGTTATTCTGTTTTATATTGTTCTTCATAATACTCATATCCATTATCAAAATCCTCATTCGTTCTTACAGAACAAAAGTATTGATAATTACCATCGTCCCAAGCTTTAGATATCTGCTCCTTCTCCATTGCTTTGGCTTGTTCAAGTATGTCTTGTGGTATAAATACTCTACCTTCTGCCCATTTATTAAACTCTGCCTGTAACCATTCTACTGCTGTTTGTTGTGCCATATTATTTGTTTTTTAATACTATACTTATACCCCATTTCAACCACGCTATGTCTATACACAGGTAATAATTTTTCTCATATACTATACTTAACATGGGTAACACGTACCACATATTGTAATGTACAAATGGTGTTATTTTCATAATTAATTTCCTCGTCCTGTTTTTCTAATTTGGGTATTTGTTTTAGCTGGTTTTGGCTGTACTACTTTACCTTTCTTATCTGTTTTGGTTTTCTTTGCCTCGGTTGGGTTGTTAAAAAATTTTGATGGCATATTATTTATTTTCATTTGGTTTATATCCTTCCTTAACTAATTGTACCATTGCCTCTACAATGTGTCTGTCTATATACTCATCAGCACGTTCAGGTGTTTGGTTTTTTCTATCTTGTTCCATCGCCATTATGTCCCTACGTCTGTGCCATTCATCATATGGTATTGGTTGGGCGTAATAATGTTTGCTTAATGCTTTGGTTAACACTTCAATATCAAATTCAATTGGCCCATATTCACCATCAGAGCAATCATATATGACCTTGTCATCTACTATTTTTAGATATGCTGGTCTGCCCCATTTGGCTTCACTTTGATGTACTATTGTTGTCATAAATAATTTTTATTTAATGGTATGATACTATTTCTTCTTTACGTTTATTTATTTCTAATCCTGTTTTAAGTTTAACAGCAAACTCATATGCCTCAAAATAAGTATTAAAGTAAGTGTTAATGTCTTTCCAAAACTTAATACCTAAAATTGACTTATGTTGTTGAACATAATATGATTCATTTTCAATTATACCACGTTCATTGTAGTAAGTTGATTTACGTACCCTAAATTGCTTGTCCATAATCATTTATTTAAATGTATCCATATGAGTATTTCCATCATATAATTCAGCTGATGTTGGTGTTCTTAATATCCAACTACTTTCTCTTTGATAGAATTGTTTACCTTTAAAATATTCATTTGTTGCTTTTGTAATACCCTCCCAACTGTAATCATGTCCCGCAATTATACCTGTTGGTTTTAATTTAGGGTACCAAGCAATTAAATCTTTTTTAATACTATCATAATCATGTCCCGCATCAAGGAAAATAAAATCCAATGAACTATCCTCATATAATTTAGCAGCATCCCATGATAATGATCTAATAGGATTAATAATATGTTTAACTGGTTCTATGTTTTTTAGAAACGTTTCATATAATCCATCGTACATGTCTTTAGGTATATCTTTTTGCAACTCAGTATCCTCCCAATTGTCAACACAGTCAAACTTAATATTTTTTCCTGAATTGATTATTTCAACAGCCATATATGCTGCGCTCATTCCTTTCCATACTCCTACCTCAACAAAATGTGAGTTGGTTGGAAATTTTTCTACTACTCTAGAATACAGTTCAGCATATGTGAACCAATTTTCTCCTAATCCTTGATAAAAGTGTTCCATTATTTTTTATTTTAATTATTCATTAATCGATCTAATTCTTCTTGTAATGTTTTGATTGTATATCCTTTATTAAATTTAGTATTTGGATCTAGGTCCTTAATTTGGTCTGCTAAATCTATCCTACATCCATCTTCATAGAATCTAGCCTCAATAGCATATGCTAGGTCTTGCATTTGTTTAGAACCATATACTGATATTCTTAAATCATACCACTCCCATTTGGTTTTATAATCTACTAATGTATAACCTTTAGTTATTTTTTGTTTTAGGTTACTTAAAAATCTATTCCTAACTCTAACAATTGAATTATCATCTCCAAACAAATGTAAGAAACGTAATACAAATCTAGGACACCACCATGGTTTAGCTTTACTGTCCATGAATATGATTAGTGGTTCCATTGCTTGAAATATTTCTCCACTTTCTTTCCATGGCACACTACCTAAGTATTTATATTTTTCATTAAATGTAAATGGAAAAAACACAGCACGAATATCACTTAAAGTAATATCCCTGGTGCTAATAAATTTACGCTTTTTACCTTTAAAGATTATCATATTACTTTATTTATATTAAAATAAATTAGAGAAAGCGGTCAACTTTTAAGTTGAACCGCTAACTCCATGGCAGTTAGAAAAACGTAACCAGATTAAACGAGTCCAAGAAACTCTTCGTTACGCATACGACGACGTGTTAATGAATACATTGCATTAGCAATAATTTGATTAACACGACGCTCACCAGCGAGTACATAATAAATCATACGCTCACTGTAACCAGTTGTTTCAGCTAATTTAGCTACATCACCGTTGCGTTGACGGTTCTTGAAAAATGACAACTTGGCTGTGCGGTTTAAATAATTCGCACGTACTTTTGTTTGAAAACTCATAACTGTGTTTTTTGTTAATAAAAATTTTTAATTACTTATTTTATATATTAAATATACTATCTTATTTTTGCGTAGGCAAACTTATTTTTTCTTTCTTTTACCTTTTGTTTTAACACTGTAGTCAATTTCATTTTTATCTAACCACTCCATAAACGCGTTTGCTAATTTGAATATATCATTACCATTTTTTAAAGTAACATCAACTGTTTTACCATCCCAACTAAAATTTATATGGAATGGAGTTGGTTCATTATTATAAACAAATTGATTGCCTATATTTGGATTATAATGAGTACTTGTTGATGTTGTCCAAAGAAAGTTATTATTAGCAGTATTAGCTAGTATTCCTGATGTGGTGAGTGCACTACCTGAGATATTACTTGTTGTTATCTTTGTCATTGCCTTTATCTAATATTAAAAATAAAACTATTCCAGTCCATCCAATTAATGGCGTCAATAGTATTAAAATACCTTTAATCATTTTTTAGGTTTTCTACCTCGTTTTTTAGGTTGTTGTTCTGTTACTTGTTTTCCTAACTCACTTAATCCATATAAAAATTCTCCTGTTTCATCTATACTTACTTCAAGCATATCTTTATCTACTAATCCATCAATCATATCACTAACATATAATTCACCTGCTTTGTCAAATAAGTCTGTTAATTCAATATCACTGAATAAAAATGTCTCTCGTTTACCAATTATATATGCTGCGTAATGTTTATCTGCTTCTGTCTCAATTAGTTTAGTCAAGTGAGTAAGTAGATCAAGAGGCATTTGCTGATCTACTGGTAATGTTTTTTCTGTTTCTAATATACTATCTATTACTATTTGAGCATAATCAGCTCCTGAGTTTATTTCGTTTGGATTTATCATTTTGTTCTATTTTTTTCATTTGACGAGCTATTTTCTTTTGTTGTTTTGCTTCTTTAGCTCGTTGTTTAATCTCTTTTTCAGCACCCGCCTTGTATTTAATATCTACCTCAATTGGACCATTTGGATTTTTCTTTAAATCATATTTCCAAGTCTCAACTGTTAATTCATCATCATACACTCTAGTAAATTTAGTTGGTTTAGACTCTTGTTCAGCCACTTCACTAACTGATTGTCTACCTCGTTTTTTAGGTTCATATTGCCAACTCATTATTGTCTATATTTTAGACCCCACATTAAATTACACATAGCTGCTTCACGTTCAGCCATTTTAGGAATCATTTTACATTCGTTCTTAAAATAATCAATCATCCATTGTCTCCAAATCTCACCTTGTTCCTCAGTCATTGTCCATTGTGTGTACCAATCATCTTTTCTACCAACTATGTCCTCATAGCAAGTGTCATAACCCGCTATTTCAAACATTCGGTTTATGACATTTCTTACTATATCTTCTTGAGTTGGTCTTGTTCTTCTACCCACTGTATTTAGTTTCAAGTACTTCAACAATTGGTTTTAAATCACCTCGCTCAACAATCACATTATACAACTCACGGCCTTTATTCTCATCCAAACTCATGCTCTCTGAGATATAAGAGCCATTTTTTGTTGTGTAATAAATAACACCACCATCAACTTTAGTTTCTTTTACAAACTCAATTTTAGACTTACTTTCCATAACTTTGATTTTATAATTTAATATACTAATTTTTTATTGGGTTAACAAACTTGTTGTTGTGTACGTTGTTTATAACTTTCTTCAGTTTCATTTTTTCTCTTATCTGCTTTATTAGCTTCCCAATCAGATACTTCATCAATAAATGAATTAAATTTCTTTTCTAGCACTTCATAAGTGAACACATTTTGAAAATTTTCTCTATATGCTTCAATCTTATATTTATTTCCTTTTTTACCTAATACCTTAAAACCATTAACATATGTTGTATCATACATTGAACGGCCTATTTGTAATTTGATTGCTTTAGCTACTGTGTTAATTTTATAGATACGTTTAGTGGCTGATCCATTTTCATCTTTATCATAATCCCAATCTAAATCATAAACATCTTTAAATTTCTTAATCTCAAAACCAATTTGTTTCATTGATTCTCTAGTGTCCTCAATAATTTCATTTCTAAGACTATTCAAAGCGTTTTTCAAATCAATATGTTCTCTACTTTTAGTATCATCATTTTTATCTATTTGTCTACGTTTCTCATACCAATCATTAATCCATTTATCCTCAATTGCTTTAAGATTATTAGCACATACTGATATTAAGTCAATGAATATTTTATTTTGGATTTTATCTCTTAAATTAAATGTTCCACTATTCCAATTGATACCAACATGTATATCATCACTTTTATAAGTTGATTGTAATACCAATTCAACATTTCTATACCAACCATCATTTTCATTAGCTCGAATATTAATTCTTGATGAACCAATATCAAAACTAGCTTCATCAATTGGTGTTAGCATATTAAAAAATTGCTTTATATCATTATTCACTTCTTCAATAGCTGGAATAGTAACTGTTTTATGATACAGTTCATATTCTTGTTCTTTAGTCTCTAATTGGCTTTTAAGCGCATTATACAAAACTTGTTTAGTATTCATAACTCTTATTTTTATTAATATAATATTTTTATTTAGGTTAATTATTCAGCATCTTCATTAACCATTGTTCCGTAATATATGTGGTCATTATTCAATTGGTAACCAAATTTAACATCCACATTACCATTTCTATTCTTGATAAAGTTCATATATGTTCCACCTCCATCACGTTCACTTTCTCTACGCATTTCCATCATCGCGTCAGTCATATGTTTCAATTTGTTACTACCTACAAACTCACCTGATTTAGTAACTTGTTGAATCAATAAAAACGATGTGTATGCTTCTTTTTTATTTTCACCTTTATTATTCTTAACACACAAATCAACCATCCATGATTCAGCTTGTTTACGATCCCATTTATTGTCGTCACGAACACCCTCAATAATTTCAGCAATTGAGTCAATCAAAATCAAATCCCAACCCATATTCATAACTTGTTCAATTACATCTTTGGTGTTATGTTCCAAATAATCAGACATGAACAATGTTTGGATATTACCAAATTGTGGGAATCGTTGTGTGTATTTAAACATTTGTTTTTTACCCATTTCACCTGATATGAACAAACACTTACGTCCACGATTCTGAACACCAGCTAAAATATCTAGTAACACAGTTGTTTTACCTACACCTGGATCACCAATACACATTATATTTGTGGCACATGGTATACCACCTTCATGACTAATCAAATCATCAACAATCATTCCACTCTTCATGGTGTCCATCATTCTTGGGTCAATATCCAAGTTATTCAATTTGACAATATCAAAATCAATTTTAGCGGGAACAGATACTTGATACTCCATAACTTGATTTTTACGTGGTCTACCTCTTCTTTTACCTGTATTCATACTTGTGTTTTTATTTATATTTAAATTTAACATCTCAGTTGCGGTCATTTGTTTTTTCTTTCTTCCCATTTTCTTACTTACTTTCTTATATAATAAAGATAGCATGAGAGTCGTGGTCATCCTCACGGATTTTCCACGAATTTCACGTTATAAGACGTTGATTTTCAACGTTCTATAGGACGTTAATTATCAACGTTCTATAAACAATTATGTTTTTGTAGGATATTACGTAACTTTGTTATGTCGTCTTTTGTGTATTTATCCTGGTTAATTTGATCACAAATATATGCGGCTTGTTTTATGTCACGTTCTAAATAAGAAATACGTGATGAGTGATCTCCAGTTTTTTTATTAATCCAGAAATGTAATTTATTCATCAAACATGTTTTAGTTACACCAACTAACTTTCTATTTTCGTTATGTTGTAATTCTTTATTATCAATTCCTTCTCCTAATACACCACTTAAGTCAATAGAGTATTTTTTAAGGTCTTGTCCCTTCTTATCACGATGCAGCATCTTGTCTGCAAATTTTTCAAATGGGTTGTGCATCGGTCCATATAAGGATTGTTTCGTTAAAAATTAGTTTAGTAAACTAAACTTTTTATACATAAACTCATTCCAACATAAGCAAACTGCTTCAATTGTTGTTTCTTCATTATCAATCACATTATTTTCAATCATTGCCTCAATTATTCGTTCTGTATGTTCTCTACAATCGACATGATATTGTTCATGAATACCTTCAGGAACATATTCATTAACATACTTACTAATAATTTCTCTAGTTGTGTAATCGATATTCATGTTATAAATATTTAATTAAACATAATTAGTTAATCAAGGTTAAAAAAGCCCCGATGTAGAAACATCAGGGCGATAAATAAAAATTAAAAGTATGAAATCTTAAATATTTTTAAATCAATCATTTGGTGAAAAACACTCGTAATAACAAACCCATTTATACTTTCTTTCCAACTTATTTGCCTCTCGTTCCATTGGATGTGATTTATAAGTATAAATTTTATCTAGTTTTTGATATTGTTTTTTAATACTGTGATACCTGTAATGTACAAACTCATGAATAATAGTTGATATGAAACCTAAAATTGTTCTATGATGTTTTTTACAAACATGTATTTCATTTTTCCATGGATCATAAAAACCAGCATATTGAGCTTTTTTATGAAACACTAACTTAGGATATGAACCATTTATAGGACTAACACCAAACTGTTTTTTACACCAGTTAAATATTTTAATAGCATTTGATCTTGTTATGTCATCCCTAGTTAACATATTATAATCCATTTAACATATCTCTAATTACAGCACATTCTTCATACATTTCATTTTTAACAAAAACATCTAAACATGTGTTTAATGATGTTCTCCATTGGTCACGCTCCAACACAAAATCAATAATATCATGATTACCTACTTTGGCTGAAAACGCAGTTACCTTTTTTCTATTTCTTTTATCATAAAATGCCTTTTTGATTTGAGTATATACTTCTATAGATATATATAAATCTTTGCCTTCAACCTTTGATTTAAGGTCACCAACTGATTTGAATTCAAATACTTTGGCCATGGCATTTTGTTATAAATATTTTAAAGCTGGGAGTACTATTTAACGTACTCCTCAGCTAATGTCCAAAGCGCTTCATTGATTTTTAAGTCCATGCTAAAGTTTTTAATTGCTCTAGCTTTACGAACCCTAGCACCCATTGTATATGAACAATTACCACCAATCAATTTTTCTTGAACTCGATTGAATACAGCCCATAAACTGTTACCAGCATCTTCATTACGTTCAACTTTAATTAGTTCATCAATATCAACCTTAACGTTTTCACCAAAACGAACCAGTGCAGCACCTTTAGCGAATTTTTTCACTTGCCAATCACTCAATTCAATATTTTGAAACTCATTAATTTTCTTAACCAAACCTGGAAACGCCGCTACAGCATCAGATACTTTTTGTTGTAGTTCAGCAAATGTATAACCCATATGGCGTAATTTAAAATCACCATAATTTTGATCCATAACAACTAATCCATTTGAACATACCAATCGGAACAATCCAATTTGAAATTTAAATGAACTCAAACCATCATGGCTATTTGTAAGTAATATTTGTGGATAAACATTATCACCATTTGAACCAGTGATTTCAATACTTGGATTAAAAAACTTAATCATGTGGCGTTGATAACCAATTGTATTCTTTTTACGAGCTTTGATCTCAACTGCTTGACATGGTTTCCATCCCAACTGAATCATGTCATTGATTACTTTGTCTGTTGGAATGTGCACATAGTGCTTACTAAGATTACCTTTTTGATTTGTTTGGAAAACACTCGGAGCGGTTTTCTTAATGTCCGCCATGGACAGCTCATTAAATACTTGTTTCATAACTTTTATTTTTATTTATACCTAAATATATTATCTTTACTTGGGTCGATAGTGACTAATCCTAACTTCTTGTTTTTTCTCAGTCACGGATTGTTCTTCTTTACGCTGTCTAGCTGCTTTAACTCTACGACGTTCAAGTTCTAACTGTTCAGCTAAAGTTAATGAACTTGGATCTCGGTCCTCCAAATGTTGTTTCTTAAATTTACGGTTGAGTTTCTCGGCTTTATTTAACCACCTATCTTGCTCGTCTGCGTAATTTACGTGTCTTCCCATATTTTTTAATTTTTATTTATAATTAAATTTAACATGAGAACCCGGGTCAATCAATCACAAATGATTAATTATTGTGACCAATTCATTATAAGAACACACCCCAGTTCTTCTATTGACCACAACTCCATCACGTTCAAATATAAGTGTAGGAACACTCATAACTCCATATTGTAATGCTAAATCTTTATTTGAATCAACATCTACTTTTTGATAATTAACTCCTGTTTCCAATACTGCTTTATCAAATGTTGGTCCAAACATTTTACATGGGCCACACCAAGTGGTTGTGAAGTATTTAATTGTTAACATATCCTTTATTTATAAATATTATTTCCAAAACTGATACCAACGTTTTCTTTTAGGTGGTAAACATTGACTAAATGGATTATCACCAAATGATGCTCTTCCATAATATCTAGATGTCATCATATTAAGAAACACCTCATGATATTGTTCTGGTATAGAAGAGAAATCAGCTATAATTTTTATATCTAGTTGAATTGGTTCAATACTTCCATTCATTAACACTAATGTTTCTTTTAATTCAACATTTTGAGATGATTGGACAGTTAAATTACTTCCTCCACCTAGATAAATTTCATTCATATACTTAATTTAAGTTATTTAGTTTGATTAACCAAATTTTTCTCTTTAAGTGCCTTAACATGTTTACAATTACCCTTACTCCTCCAAAATCCCATACATGAACAATGGTATGTATTTTTATTTGGGTTATAAGTTGTTTTATATTCACCCATTGAACCTTGAATATGTTCAATTATTTTTTTCTGTTTAGGTCTGATATGAACAACATCATTATAAGTTGTTTCTGGATGTACTTCAATCCACATTGGTACTAGATATTTTTTACCATCTTGAGGCGATACAAATATGGTTGGAGGTAAATGATGTTCAATTTCATATTTGTGAACTACTACTTTTGATGATATAATATCATCTCGCTTAGGATGAATTGTATACGGTTCTTTTGAGTGAATAATCTCATTTGTGGACCGTCCATCACCATGAACATTTATTACATGATACAACATAACCTTTAATTTCAATAAATATAAGTTATAAATGGAGGTCAACTCCATAAACCTAATTGTTCATGATTACCGTAATGACCATTTCCATCTAAATAAAGTGCTTGACTAAAATAAGTGAAATTAATATTTTTATTATTAACCCATTCTGTTAATAGAAATGGTCCTATAGGCTCTAATTTATGTTGTTTACCAGTTGATATATCTATTTTTAAATTAATTCTTTGTTTACTATACTCAATACAATCTTTAAATAAACCTGGTTTGGCTATAATAAAAGCCTCATCAAACAATTCTTTAATGAATGGATAAGTTAATATTAAATCAACTTGAGGAAAATTATTATCTATTTGTATTTGATAAAATGATTTTTTCCATTTAATATCTAAATCAGTTATAATACCACCATATTTAGCTAATATTGTATATTTAGCCAAATTACATTTGCCCATAAATGAAAGACTATTAAATAAATCTATCAAACCAAACTCAGATATTATATTATTAACATCATTATCTTTCCAATATATGATTTGATAACCAGGATTAAGTTGAGAGCAAATTTTTATATTAGGTAAATACTTAACAGGTATATCACCTCCAATCCAAACATAATGAATCATCATACTCTAGAAATGAATTCTGAACCTGGTTCACTACCAGTATCAATTATATTTAAACTCTGTAGATGTTCCTTAAAATGATCATCTATTTCCCAATCTGATTTAGATTGGAATGTTGATGGATTATAATCTTCAATATGTTGAATTTGTTTATCAGTGAATATATTTCCAACATATAAAAAGTAATGATTGTAACAAAGTAATTCTAAATTTTCTATTGTCCAGTTTTTCTTATTACCATCCTTAAAATTAAGTATTAATGGTACTTTATAATCTAATACTCTACGCTCTTGGAATTGACATTTAGAACAACATTCTTGTAAATAACTTTCTTGTATTAATCTATTCTTTAACTTCTCAGGTGTATATGAGTCAATAGGTACTCTACCTTCAATTATATCTTTTAGAGCTGGTTCTTTACCTTTATTAGATAAAAATTTAGCTATACCTTTACCTGATTGGTTCTTATGTGACTCAAATAATGTTATTGAGTCAGGATCATTATCGTCTACTTTATAATTTTTAGCCCATTTCTTATAATGAATATATGAACAATGTAAATAACGAGCCGCCGCCCTATTGGACTTGGTCATCGCCATTGCTCTTTCAATATCCGATTTTAATAATGGTTTAGCCTTCATTATTTGTCTTAATATTAACTAACACATTCCATATATCTTCTGGAGTTGTTGATGGTACTAATTCTCTATCTTCATTAAACAATTCATTAAATGACCCATCTGGATTTATTTTTTCATATAAGTACCAACTAATTAATTCATATCCTTCTTTACCAAAATGAAGTAATATAAGTGAATCAATTATTTGTAAATACATTTCATCATAGGTACTAAAATCAAGTTTTAACTCTGTTTGAGTTAAAATAGTTCTAGTTTGAGCAGCTTGTAAAGCAAATATAATTGAAGTAAATAAATCCTTTTGCTTATCAATATAAGCTTTCTTTTTACGTTTAACTGTTGAATTTATTTTCAATAAAGCATCTACTGCTTTTTTTATTTCATCAAAACCTCCTTGTTCCATATTACTTTATTTTATCTATCAATAACTTTATTTTAGAACATTCTTCATATTGTTCACTTTCTATAAATCTATCTATACATGTTTGTAAAGCTTGTTTCCATTGGCTTTTATCTAACTCTAAATAATAATCACTTTTAGCTAATTGAAATAAAACAGCTGTTTTACTTTTAGTATTAATAGCATCTTTAATTCCAGCTATTGTTTCTGTAAATACTGCTCTAGTGAATGTTTCATTATCACATAACGCTTCAATATCAGCTTGTCCTTCACCTTTAATTGTGACCACCATTGATGGTATTTGTCTATTTGATTTCTTAGCCATCGACTTTATTTATTATAAATATGAACAAGATTATGTTCATATGTTGTCATGGCATATATAGATATTTTAAATATATCTAGTTCAAATTCACCTATTTCACCTGACTCAGTTATAATGTCTGGAAGACTAGTTATAATATTAAATGATTCTTTAGTTAATAAAGAGGCATCAAATTCAATTATAATATCATTATTAAGAGGAGCATTCCATGGTTTGACTCTACTAAGCATATTCAATGTAGTATGTTTTTGCTCTTTATTTAACCAATCAGCATAACTAGCGTCAGATGAAATTTCTGAACACCATGGTTCTAAAGTAGCTAACATTTCAATAGCACAATTACTTACTCTAAATCCTATATTATACTTATGAGGTATAATTGGTTTCATGAACATATCATGTTTAACAAAATGTCCCCACTTACGGACAAAATTTCTAGCATTTTTATTTGTTGTGTAAAGCCATTCTTCACTATTCTTACCAGCACCACCTCCAGCATGTTTATTAAATCTACTTCCACGACTAGTGAAATGATAAACTAAACCATCCCATGATTGAATTACTTTATATCCTTTTAAAACAAAACGATTAAATAAATCACTATCTTCTTTTGATTGAGGAGCAAATAACTCATCGTGTCCTCCAATAGCTAAATAATCTGATTTATACATACACCAAGGTGCAAATATACCTTCAGTAAATCTATCTTTATTTAATTCAATTAGTTTATTACAATATTCTTTAAATTTAACTTCTTTAAATTGATCAGCTTCAATTCCAAAGTCCTCAATTATTTTTTCTGGACCAGCTGGATGTAATGGTGGTTCAATTCTAGTAGCACTCACTACTGTACCTGGTTTAAGATGTTTAAGTATATTTTTATCTAAATCAACCCCAGCAACCATATCAGCATGAAATGCAAATATAATCTCTGTTCTAGCCATTTCAATACCCTTATCAAACATACCTACAATACCAATACGTTCTGGTCCTGGGTTATGATATGTAATTAAATCCTCATCATTAAGTGATTTAATCCATTCTTGAGTTCCATCTATACTAGCATCATCCAAAACTAATATTTCATGTTTAGTTTCTAAATCACGAATTGATTTATATGCTAATTGTAAAAATTCTAAATTATTTCTACTTGGTAGTACAAATGTTATTTTATCCATTTAAATAATTTTTAATATAATCTTCTAAGTTTAATTCTGCTTCCCATCCTAATACTTCTTTAGCTAATGTATCTGTACATAATGTTACTTCAGCCTCACCTGGTTTATTAGCTTCATATTCTATCTTTGTTTGGAACATACTGGCTACTTCTTTAATAGAGTAATTTTTACCTCTACCTAATTCAAATATACGTCCCCAAGCTTGTTTTTCATTTATTAATATTAAGGCTTTAACAATATCATCAACATGAGTAAAGTCTCTACGTTTTTCACCTGTACCATATATTGTGAGTGGTTGTTTGTTTTCATAAGCGGTTTCCCATTTACCAATCACAGTACAATAAGCACCTTCTTTTAAATGACTAGGACCATACACATTATAGAAACGAGCAATAGATGCTTTTAAACCATAATGTATTTGAAATAATTGAACTATTTCCTCACTTACATCTTTACTAAATGTATAAGGATTTTTAAACTTACCTGACCAATGTGAACTGCTACCTGCAAACACTAATGGAATATTTTTATCAGCGCAATATTTAGCTATTAATAAAGTACCATTAGCATTTATCTCAAATGTATCAATAGGTGTTTTGAATGAAGGTTGAATACGGGCTAAAGCAGCTAAATGATATACAATATCAAATTCACCCCATACTGAATAGTCTGTTATGTTTCTAATATCAAATTCAACATACTTAGCTCCATCCACATGATTTGATTTATAACCAGTAATATAACTATCTACTGATGTCACATCATGTCCTTCACTTACTAGTTTCTTAATTAAATTAGTGCCTATAAAACCAGCACCACCTGTTACTAAAATCTTCATAATAAATTAATTACATCTTGTTTAAATTGTTTAACAATAAGTTTACTATTATATTTTTCTTTTGTATTTACTAAAGATTTACTACTCACCTCATTATAAAAATCACTATCATTTAAAAGCAAATGTATAGCGTTTTTAATTTGTTCATAATCATTATATTCAAATGATATATCTGGAAATATATCTTTCTGAGTATCTAAATTAATATTACCTATTAATGGAACACCTAAAGCACCAAATTCTAAACTACAATTACCTCCAGAAAAATTTTGATGAATATCTATTCCAAATTTAGAATTATATATAAACTCAAACCATTTATTTAAATCCATTCTATTTTTTAACTCTATATTAGATAATACATACTCATCAGGAAATGTTAATAATTCATTAGTTATTGGTCTTTTATAAGACATAGCGTATATAGGAATATTTTTTATATTATCTGAAGCCAGTTTATGAGAAATCATTCCTCGTTGATATCTTTTTATAGGATTAGGGATAACAACATATTGTCCTTCATCAAATTTTTTAGATGACTCAGCTAAAATATTAGTACACCCAGGGTATTTAATAAAATTAGAACAAAATACTTCCATTACCTTTTTATCATGCTCACTATGGTAACAAAATGCTTTACATTTAGATAAACATTCAATATATGCTTGTTGAGTTTTCGCATCCCAATCAAACCAATCAAATATATTTGACTCTTGATTAATGAAAATAGTATTATCATCAATAATAGAAAGTAACTTATTTAATTTATTAAACTCATCACTACATGGAGTTTGAACAAATATAATACTGTTTTTAGGTATATCATAAATTTCATTCCAAGAAACTGTTATCCAAGGAAAATACTCAATATATGCTTGAGGTAGTCTATGTAGATCAAATTTATGACTTCCTCTAGAATATCCTAATTCATTTATATAGTAAACATTATCCATATTACTGTTTCCAATCCCATTTACCTCCATTATCATAAAAGTATTGAATTGTTTTCTTCAATGCTTCTTCTAATGATGTAGGTACTTTATCACCTATTACAGAATATAATTTAGTATTGTCTGATTGTAAATGCCATATTTCCCATGGTCGTACTCTAGCTTGATCAACTTCAATTTCTACACTTTCATGTCCTATTAATTTGCCAATCAAATGAGCCAAGTCATAAATTTTGATTCCCTCCTCGCTTCCCATGTTATACACTTCTCCAAACTCACCTTTCTCAAGTAATTCAACAGCCATCCTAACAGCATCACCAGCATATTGAAAATCTCTAAATGAGTTATTACCTAACTTTACTTTATTAGATTTTGATAACTGAGAGATAATTTCTGGAATAACATACTCATGTGTTTCTCTTTCACCAACACAGTTAAATTGTCTCATAGCTATAGCTGGTACATTAGCTTCTCTCCATCTTACTTGTACTAAACCATCTGCTGCTAATTTAGACACACCATAAGTTGAATGTGGTTCTACTGGGTCGCTTTCTTTAATTTTACCAACCATATCACCATATATCTCAGCTGATGATACTTGTAATAATCCTTTAATTCCTGTTGTTTGACAAGCATTTAATACTCGTAGTACTGATGTAGCATTGATATCAAAGAAATGCATCGGGCGTTCAAAACATTCAGGAATATAAGGTTCAGCAGCATAGTTAAAAACATACTCAACATTATTTTCTTTTAATATTCTAGCTAATTCATTTTCATTATCTCTAATATCATGCCAAATAAACTTAGCTTTTGAGTTAATGTTTTTTGTCTGTCCTGTAATTAAATTATCTAATACAATCACATTACAATTTCTTTCATCAATTAAATAATCAACCAAATGGGAACCAATAAAACCAGCTCCTCCAATAACGCATACGTTTGTGTTTACTATTTGTCTCATTTTTATTATTTTTTATTATTTTTTATTATTTTTTATTTATATCCAACTATCAAAAAATCTCTAACTTTATTATTATGAAAATAACCTTCACCTACTTCAATATTAGTAAAACCAGCATTCATCATTAGTTCACCTAATGTTTCAGGGCACCAAGCCCATTTATGTCCTGCGGTTGTTTCCCATCCAAATAATTGCATCACACCATTAGCACTATTTATTTCTTTAGGATTACTATTATCTAATATATGTTTAGCTATAGCTTTAACATTACCTGTCTCTATTATTATTCTGCCTTCTTTTTTTAACCAACCAAACCATCTTTTCAATAACATACTCATATCCTGATATGATATATACATTGCAAAATGAGATAAAATAATTTCTTCTACAGTGTTATTTTCCCATTCTAATGTGAACACATCAGCTTCTTTATCAACCTTCATATTTCCATGATACATGGACTTGTTATCAACATTAATATATCCATCTAGATACATTTGACCAGATGCTAAATTTAGTTTCATAATTGTTCTAATATTATTTTACTTATAAAATCAATTTGTTCATTTGTTAATTCAGTATATGTTGGTAATATAACACCATACTTAGCTAAATACTCTGAATTAGGTAATGGTTCATTAGAGTTAATAAATGGTTGTTTATGTAATGGATAGAAAAAATGTCTATAATCAATATTATTATCTTGTAATGCTTTAATTACTTTATCATAATTATCTTTAACTACAATTGAATAATACCAGTATACATTGTCATATCCTTTACCATTATAAGGTAATTGAATATTTTTATTTAATTTAAGATTTTTATTATAGCGTTTAGCTATTCTTTTTCTATGTTTAATAGTTTTTCCTATATTTTGAAGCTGGCCTAATCCGATACAACATTGTAAGTTAGTCATTCTAAAATTAAATCCTGCTTCAGAATGAATATAACGTTTACGTTCTACAAAGTTGATATTTCTATCTGCTAATAATTGTTTATATGTTTCTTCATCATCTGTTAATACCATTCCTCCTTCACCTGTAGTAATGATTTTATTAGCATAAAATGAAAATGTACTAATATCACCTATTGATCCTGCTTTAACTTCATTATGATAACCACCATGTGCTTCAGCTGCGTCCTCAATTATTTTAATATTAGGATATTCTTGTTTTAACTTAATTATATCATCTGTATTGACTAATAAACCATAAGTATCAACTATGATAATAGCTGATGTATTAGATGTGATTTTACTTTTAATTGTTTTATAAGTAGCATTCCATGTTTTAATATCAACATCACAAAATATAGGTGTTAATCCATTTTTTTCAACTGCGTTTAATAACGAGGTGATAGCCATTGATGGAATTATTACCTCACTATTTTTAGGTAATTTAAGTGCTTTAACAGCTAAATATAACGCTGATGTTCCACTATTACAAGTAACACCATATTTTCTTCCACAATATGAAGCAAATGCTATTTCAAATTCTTCAATTTGTGGTCCATAAGCTAGATAATTTTCTTTAATAGCTTTGATAGCTAATTGTTTATCTTCTTTATACAAATATGGAATGGACATTGGTATCATTTCAATAAATTTTTTTGGTATAAAATAGGTCCAATAGTACCTTTATGATGAATCATGAAGTCACCTAACACAGATGCTTCAATTACTCTACTTCCAATTGGAGATATTTCACCCATTGGGTCACAAAGATTATTATATTTTAAATTTAATTCTTTTCTCACAGCATCAAAGGTATGACAATCTGTTTGGTATTCCAAATTTAATATGTCTTCTTTTATCCAGTATTCAAAATTTCGTTTTATAAATTCTTTTGTACCTGGTTTACTCATATTAAATCCTAAATATCCTGTTTCAGTATGAGTATCTTTACTTGTAGCCTCTACAGTCCTAGTATGAACATATTCACCATTTGGAGTATATGATCCATGTCTCATTAGTTTAAAATTTTCTCTACCTAAGAAAGCAACATTGTAATCTGATAATATAGAATCAAAAAATGATTCTTCTACTTTATCAATGAATAAACAATCTGAATCTATTGAGCTAAAATTACCATCTATAACTTCAGAAGCATACATCATAGCTACTACAGGCCTAAACCATTTGACACTTCTAGGACTACTATACTCATCTGTAAATGATATTTTAGAACTCAATGTTTTATCAACATATGGAATTATCTTTTCATTATTATATTCATATGTCATTAAATTAACTATCACTATACTAGGCTCATTAACCCATTCAACTAACCAATCAGGATAAAACTCAGTATATGGATCATCTTCATTTTCAAAAAACACATACAGTTTATGTTCATTTGAATTTTGAGTTTTAATAAATGATTGTAGTAAATTCCTACCACATATTTTATATATCTCCTCAGTAAAAGTAGTTATAAAATTCATATTATAAATTTATTTTGATTTGAGCCTATTATAGATAAATTATGATAAGGTATTTTTATATTTTAATATTTTTAAATCGTTATTAATCATAATTTTAACTAAATCTTCAAAAGTGGTTTTTGGATACCAATCTAATTGTTTATGTGCTTTACTATAATCACCTCTTAAAATATCAACTTCAGCTGGTCTAAAAAATTTAGGATCAACTTTAATATATGGTTCCCAATTTTCAATCCCAACATACTTAAAAGCAATATCTAAAAATTCTCTAATAGATTTTGTCTCACCAGTGGCTATAACATAATCATCAGGATTATCTTGCTGTAATATCAACCACATGGCTTCAACATAATCAGGAGCGTATCCCCAGTCTCTTTTTGCATCTAAATTTCCAAGACTAATACAGTCTGATAATCCTAAAGCTATTTTAGCTACACCATTAGATATTTTTCTAGTTACAAATTCAATACCTCTTCTTTCAGATTCATGATTAAATAATATACCACTACAAGCAAACATATTATAAGACTCCCTATAATTTTTAGTTATCCAATGTCCATATAGTTTAGACACTCCATATGGAGAACGAGGATAAAATGGTGTATTTTCATTAGCTGGGTTTTCAATCATACGACCAAACATTTCTGAACTAGATGCTTGATAAAATTTTATTTTAGGATTAAATTCTCTAATAGCCTCTAATATTCTTAAAACACCTAATCCAGTTACTTCTGAGGTGTACTCAGGTGTGTTCCAACTTTCTCCAACAAACGATTGAGCGGCTAAATTATATACTTCATCTGGGTTACTTTCTTTTAAACAACGAAACAAAGAATTTTGATCAGTTAAATCTCCTTGTAAAAAAGTAATTTTATCTTCTAAATGTTTAGTATTTATTCTGTTTCTAGAAGAACTTCTTCTTTCAACTCCATATATTTTATATCCTTTTTTTAAAAGGAAATCAGCTAAATGACTTCCATCCATCCCACTTATACCTGTTATTAATGCTGTTTTCATTTTTATTTATTTATAATTTTTATAAAATCATTATGGTTATAAAATCTATTAGATGACTCATTTACTAATATTTCAATATTTTTATCTGATAGATTTTTAAATTTTTCAAAAATATCAATTTTATTAGTACCTATTGAATAAGGATTGTTTTCATCTAAAACATATAATCGTTTTTTAGGATGTCTTCGAGCGTGGACTTTTAATAAGTTTTTACAAATAAACTGAATGTAATTTTCTTTACAAAGTTTTTGAGCCATAATACTAACACCATGGTCATCATTATATATTAAACATGATGGAACATTTACTCCAAATTTAATTAAATCTGATGTGAGAACCAAACAAGAACCATCTAACTTTGGATAGTTAATATAATTAAATTCAAACTGATCAATTTCAGAATTTATTTTATTCATTTCTTCAATTGTCATTCTTGATTTAGCTTGGTTAGGATTTAAATGACTATCAGGTCCGTCCTCAAAAATATGATTTATATATCTTGGATGTACAGTTGGATCCCAACTCTTATCCCACATTTTTCTATCAGCAAAGCAAACTATATATCTATATAAATTTTGTGATTGAGTATACTCAGATAATACTTCCAAAGCATGAAGTGCTTCTTTTGGGAAAAAACTATCTGTCTCTCCATGCATCACATAATCAACTTTTTTACAATAATTATAATTCAAATCTCTTCTATAATCAGCATGGAAATAAAAATCATCTTCAGGTGTGATAATTTTAGTAATAATATTAGGAATATTTATTTGTCTTAAGCGATCAACACCATCATTAAATTGTTTAAGTAATTCTTCTTTAGATATTTTAGAAGTATCAATTTTCTCTATTTTTTCTGATATATTAAAACATAAATCGATATAAACATTTTCTTTGTTAGAAATAGATTTTAACATGTTTATTAATCCGCTTATATATTCTTTATATATTTCTATTTCATAGAACATAACATGACATCCTATCACATATTTTTTAGTAAGTTGCATAAGTAAAATATATTTAAATGTTTTTATAAATTTGTTTTCCATAACTTAAAATAATACCTTCTGGTCCTATTAATTCAAAACTATGAGTATCACTAGTTTTAAATGTATGTCCTTTAGGTTGTCCAATATAACATTCTACTTTTAGACCACTTTGAATTGACTCATCAATAGCTGCTCTTACGCCATTAAATTCTGGATGTGAGTAATCATCAAATATTAAATAAATTCCTTTATCAGGATTAAAAAAGGATAATGCTCGGTTTATATCTTTAATTACACTATCATAATCATGTAAACAATCTATAACTACTACATCAAAATATTTAGGGCAAGAAATATAAGTTAAATCAGAGTAAGCATTTCCATTGATAAATTCTATATTATTTCTTTCACTACAATGTTTTTTAGCCTCAACAACATTATGTTCCATTAATTCAACAGTATAAACTTTATTTGAAACATAAGATAATATTAATGAAGTTAAACCTTGATTTGTACCTATTTCTAAAGATTGATCAATTTGTTTATCAACTAAAAAATCATATAAGTTTTTCTTAAATATTCTGCTAGTAGTACTTTTCCATCTTAATTCTTTATCAGGAAGAGTATTTAATAATTGGTCTATGTTCATAATAAATTAATTATAAAGTTTGTTATAGGTACGTTCCATCCAATAATAGTCATCTCGAGGATTTTGAGGTATAGCATTAAAATGATATATCCATCCCGCCTCCAAATAAATTAATTCATCTGGCCACCAAGCGTGACCTGGGAGATGAAGCATGTGTTTATCAAACATTGATTGAAGATTATAACAATCTGGAAGATATTTAACTTGGACATTATATTTTTGTAAAAGATAATTTATTATAGTTTGATCAGTACCTGCTTTAATTTTAGCAGCTAATGTATTAATGTCATTTAAATTATCTAAATAAAATTTTTGAATGGTTTTTAATAATTCTTCATGTTGTTTATTTACAATTATGAATCCACCGTTTATATATTTCCATGGTTTAACTTTTTTATCATTAGGAAATAAAGCATCACCCCATTCTCTAATACTTCTTATAACCCACTCATAACATCCACTATTTAAGACACCACAAAATTTATTATCTGTTTCTTCAAAAAAATTAGGGCAATCAGGATGAATTATAGTATCAGCATCTACTAATAACACTTGATCAAACTCAATATTGTTATGTTCTAATATGTCAAACACCCAGTAACGTTGTAATGTTACTTTCATAATATTAGGATCCATAATTGGATCAGTCCACTCAACAACTCTCACATTGTCAAATTTTTCAGCCCATTTTTTCCAACTGTTAATTGAAAAATGATATGGCCTGTTCCTATTATTTTTAGCATCAATATTTGGTATAAAAACTATATTCATAACTCATTTATATCATTTAGTCGTTTAAACCTGGAATCAGCAGCGTTTATTTTAGATAATATATTTAATTCAATATTATTTTTTAAACACCATTCATATAAAGATAATGTTCCTTTTATACTATCCAAAGTTTTTTCTTCTTCTCCTGACATAACATTAAAATTTGTCTTATTATGATCATATGAATGTTTACCAGTTGTTAAATCCCAACCTATAGTTATAATTTTTTTACACCCAATTAATAAAGCCATCGGTATAGCTTGTTCAAATAAAATTGAAGTACCCCACCATGATTGAGGTTCATTTTGTAACATAAACATCTTATCCCAATCTCCAGATTTATGCATACATTGGTTATAAGTTATATAGGGTGGATTAACAATTGGTACCCATATATCACATGGGTGAGGTTTAATCATTAATTTTTCAATTTGATCATTAACATATGATTTTGCCAAACCATAGAATATAATTAAATCTAAATTAACATAATCATATCCTTTATATTTATCAAAGTTATAAGTATTAACAATATGAAAATCAGATGTCTCCTTACAAACATCATAAGCTTGTTTTATAGGAATGATAACTAAATCTTCTCTAGTTTTAAATATTTCTCTTAATTTAACATGATCATGATTATTTAATGTAGGACCAGGAGCTACAATGATAGCAGTTTTGTTCTGGTATTTGTTTTTTAAATAGTCTAATCGTTCTTCTATTGATTCAAAACGTAATAAGTCTTGTTTTATATTTTTAGTTTCTAAAACCATTATATAATATTTGAGCTGTTTGAAATTGCCATTCGTAATCTATATCAAATGCCTCTAATTCATTCATAGGAAATAAAACAGGATCATTTTTTATTTTCCAACTACCAACCCATTTACCTTTACCTATACTATCTATTCTAGAAGCATATAAACAATGAGCTGCCTCATATGTTGTATCTACTGCTTTTGTATTTAATAAGTCTTGTCCTTCAGGCCATTTATTAAGTAACTCACCTTCATTATTCCAAAAATAATTTTTTTTCTCTATAACAGCGAATAATCCTTCTTCATCCTGGTTTAAGTAAGTGTTAATAAAATTATCTATAGTACTTGTTTTTAATAATGGATTACATCCACTCACTAAAATAACATACTTGTAAGGTAATTTATTATACCATTCAAATAAAACATCAATACCATTATCAACATTGGCTGATTCATAAGATCGTTTATAAATGTTAATAGGGTATTTATTACCTATACTAATTAGTTCATCTTCAAAAACAGATAAATAAATCTGATTGTTAGGTATATTTTCACAATCTAATAATTTTTGTATAATAACATCAGTTAGAGTAGTATTACAAAATGGTTTAACCATTTTATTAGGCACTCTTTGAGAGTTTAAACGAGCCTGAACTATAAAACAAATATCATTTACTGATTTCATTGTATTTGATCTAAATTGAGGATTGTATTTTCATCAATAAAAGTCTTAGCTACTTTATTTATAAATTTATCTCTATCACTCCATTTAAATCCATCTCCAGGGCTAATCATATGAATTTTATCTTCAGTTATAATTTCTCCTGGTTGTATAAATATATTAGTTGCTAACGAACGTTCTAATTTCTTTGAGGCTAATTCAATAGAATCATCTTTAAATAAAGCCATTTGGCCTAATCCTAATTCAAATGTTCTAATATCATGTAGTAACTGTTTTACCTCATGAGACTCAGATGAACCAGCTTGATCAGTACCTTTCATATTCTTATCTAATGTGACATGTTTCTCTATAATTTCAGCTCCCATAGCGACAGCAGCTAGAGAAATATGAATACCTAATGAATGATCTGAGTAACCTATTTTATTATTAGGATATTTTTGTTTTAAATATTTTATAGTGTTTAAATTCAATCTACTAAACTCAGCTGGGTATTGAGATAAACAATGTAGTATTGAAATATCATAACTACTATTTTTATCAAATATTTCTAATGCTGTTTCTAATTCAGCTTCACCAGCCATACCTGTAGATAGAATAACTGGTATTCTAGTTTTAGCTATAGCTTCAATTAAAGGTATATTAGTTAAATCTCTAGATGCTACTTTTATTTTATCAACAGGAGCTATATCTAGTAATTTTAAAGTCTTAAGTGAGCATAATGTTTCAATAAAATCAAAACCTAAACTTTTAATATACTTGCCTAACTCAGCATGTTGTTCATAACTTAATTCTAAATATGCTCTATGTTCACCATATGTTTTACCAAATGAATGTTTACCAGTATATGGGGCTAACATTCCGTTTTTAGATAATTCTTCATCTAAATCTCTCTTAGTTAATTTAATAGCGTTAACTTTATTTAATCTGTCTCCACTTATTTCATCATATGGATACTGATTAAGTTGGTCAATTAATTTTTTAGCTATATCAATATCACCATTATGATTTTGCCCTACTTCAGCTATAAAGTATACTTCATTATTACTTTTTACAAACATATTATATTTCTTCTATTCGTTTTGTTTTATCACATATTAATAGATCATAAGGAGGTTTAACACCAACACTTAATTCATGATATTTACATCCCCATTCATCTAATTGTTGTTTAGTAATATTATAATAATCAATTTTAGTGACACTACCTCTAGCTGTCCAATAAGTTATATGATGTCCTTCATCATATAGTTTATTTATTTTATTGATATTTTCTGAGTTTGGTTTAGCTAAAGAATATTCTCTTTCTTTATCATAAAAACAAATTGTCTCATCTATATCAACATAGATAATCATTATATTATTTTTGATGTGGTGTTGGAGTTGGAGTAATTGCTCTACCAACCAATTGCTTCCAGTCTTGTTCTGGTCTAACTTCTAAATTAGTTTTCCAAGCTGCCTCAAGTGTATTCATATCAACACCTAATTCTTTACCCATTGTAATTAACGCATTAATATCTTTAGGAAAACATGTTCCTCCAAATCCTAATTTACCATCATGACCAGGAACATTAGTATGTGAATTACCAATACGAGGATCAGATACAAATCCTTCTAAAGCATCACTCCAATTTACCCCTAATACTTTAGACATTCTATAGAACTCATTTACAACAGATACTTTAACAGCTAAAAATGTATTAGCCATATATTTAATAAATTCTGCTGTTGTAGTATCAGTTAGTATATAATGTTTCTGTCCAAAACGAGCTTTAAATAACTCTAATACTTTTTCAGTATGTTGTTTATCACCTCCAATTACTACTCTAGATTGAGTCAACATATCTAGTTTAGCTGTTTTCTCAGTTAAAAACTCAGGACAAAACACTATATTAAAATTATATTTTTCATTTAGTAATTTTGTTGTACCTGGTAATACAGTTGATTTTAAAATAAAAATAGCGTTTGTATTATATAGACCAATGTTACTAAAGAAATTTTCAATATATGAATTATCTTGTTCACCATTTTCTTTCATTGGTGTTGGTAACGCTACAAATATAAAATCTTGAGATAATACTTCAAGTAATGTATGAGTTGCTTTAACAGGATTAATATCAAATATTTTAACATCAGCTACAGGTGAAAAAGCATATGCTTGAGATTCACCTACAAAACCATTTCCTATAATACCTACTTTAAATTGTTTCATAAAATTTATTCTGTTTTTCTTGTCTTTCAATTGTTTTAGGATGTACTAATTCGTATCCTTCAGGTAAATTGGCTATTGTTTTCCAACCCATAAGACGTTCATGTACTTTATTTTTCCATTGAATATCTTTTTTATTAGCACAAATACGTGTTTGATAATCTGGATAGTTAATCCAACCATTATCATCTACAAACCAGCGCCATTTATCAATATGGCTGCGAGTTAATCCTTCAACAGTGTTGATTCTAGGTACGGCGATTAAATCTACTAGACCTTTATTCATATCCAATATGTTATGAATATTTTCAGCTAAACCCTTACTTAGGTACTCATCAGCATCAATAAAAAATACCCAATCACGTGTACAGTGATTTTTAACATTATTCTTAAATGTTGCGAAGTCACCATTTAGTGAGGAAAGTATTCTATGATATTCAAATTTTTGACCAACATTGTATTTAGTAGCTACTTTCTTTACTTCATCTGTAGCTGTATTGTCTAACTGAACCATTATTTCATCTTCTGGTTTAACAATGGTTACTAATTGGTCTAATAGACGTTCTAATTCAATATGTTCATTCCAAGCGGTGATAGCAAAACTAATAGTAGTCATAATTTAATTTTAAATTAATCCAATATAATGACATGCTTCATCAAACTGTTCCTTACTAAACATCATTAATGTTTTAGGATCTGATTTGTGAGTAGCGCCTTTAAGTTTTTGTTTTTCTTCTTCTGTTGTTTCAATTGATTTAATACCTGCCCATCCCCAATTATCTTTACTAGTACCATTTGCAAACACAGTACCTTTATCAGATATATTGATAACTGTTGGATACCAAACTCGTTTTTGATCATCTATAAATTTAATATCTTTATATAGTTCAGGCATTACTTCTTCTGTTTCAGTCATTAATTGACTACCTTCAATCATTAATTCATTAGTCATGAATCCACAGCTCATACAACTCCAAACAGATATACCTTGTGGTTTATATTCATAACATGCATCTGAATTACAATGAGAACAAATTACTAATTTATCTTCCATAATTAAAATATTTTACTTTCTTTTGGTGGTGGGGTTTGAATACAAGTAGGGGTTATTTTTATTTGAGGTGTATCTTCAACTTCATCTAATTTATCTTTTATTTCATCCCATTGTTTAGGAGTAATGTTATAAGAATTAGCCGCTGTAGCAAAACCTTTTAACCAAATAACAAAATCTCTACTTGTCATTAATCTAATTTTTTAAGTTTAGGTAAACTAATTTTAGGTGCTTCAGTAACTGAACCTAATTTTTTTAACGCTGGTAATTTAAGTTCAACTTGTTTAGGTACTCTAGTTTCAAAGATATTATTTAATATCTCAGCCATTTTATCAAATGAGTAATTTGTTTTAGCAAAATGAGCTTGACGTTTAGCTTTTTCTAAATACTTATCATAATCATTATAAACTGATTTATAAGCATCAGCAACTTCACCATCGTTAGGAGTAAACCAACTTGATTCAGCTAATATCATATTTTTAGCTTGAGCTGACTTATGAACTGGATTTAAAGTACCATTCACTAAAACATTATATTCTGGATGTAAGAAATCAATATGTCCACTCCAATTACTAGCAATAATAGGTTTTTTAGATAAACTAAATTCAAGTAATGGTCTTCCAAATCCTTCACCTTTAGTTAATGACACCATTGCTTTTATTTTATCATGGTTATATAAGTCATTTATATCCTTATCATCTAAATCACCATGTAACAAATAAATGTTTGGTAAATCACCTTTAACAGTACTTTTAATAGCATCAATCTTTTTAAGTACTTCATCTCTATCCATTATAGAGTTAGTTACTTGGGCTGTTTTTAAAATTAAAGCTGGTTTGATTCCTTTTTTATTCTTAAATGTTTCTAAGAATGATTTAATCATGTAACCAACATTTTTTCTATCTTCACCTATATCACCTTGTAACCAGTGGCCTACAAATAAGAAACAAAAACTTTCTTTAATTTCATCTAAAGCTAAAACTAAATCTGTTTCTTCTAACTCATCATTATTAATAGCGAAATATTTATTTAAATCAGCTCCCTCAAATAATACATCAACTGGTTTTTCTAATTTAATAACACCTACTAATTGTTGACTATTTTTATCTTTCTTTTCAAAAACAGATTGTTCAAATACTTGTTTAGCATGATTTGATGATACTAAAGTCAAATCCATTCTATTAATACCTTCAATCCATGTTGGATCACATACTGTTGTTTCAATACCTGCTGTGATACCAATATTACATTTACCAATTGGTTGAAACTCATTTGGTACTGTAATTTGAATCCAAACATCAGGTTGTTTAGGTAATTGAGGTTGGCGCCAAATTAAATCTAATAACTGTTTATCTTCAGTTTTATTAGGATCTAAAGCATTCCAAGCTGTGTTACCCCAACGTTGAGAAATAACTTTAACATCATATTTGTCATATTTCAAAAGTGCTTTAACTATGTCTCTAGATCTAGCACCATACCCTGACATTGTTTCAAGAGGGCAACTTATAACTACTAATGGTTTCATAACTTATCAATAAACTAATTTGTGACGAATATGTTTTCTTTTAAGTGGTTCAGTTTTAATTAACTCAAATTTATGTCTTGGTTTCCAGTTAGCCAAAACTTCATTGATATGCTTTATAACATTTCTACTCATGTTTTCAGCTGACATCATTGATTCATCTGATGTTACCCACTCACGAGCTAATTTTCCTCTATATTTACGTTCTTCATCTCCCATTTCATACATCTTCATAATAGCATCAGCTGCATCTCTAAAGTCAGCTCTATCATCATAGATATAAGGTGTTGGAACAGAACCTTGAATACTTATATTACTTGGAAATACTGGTATAGTCCATTCACCACATTGTTTATATTTACCAAAATGATTAGAACAAAAATCAGCGTCAAAATCAATCCATTTGCCATTTTCATCTACAAAACGCATTTGGTCTTGCATCCCACCTGTTACATTACCAATAATTGGTTTACCACACATCATTGCTTCAGTAAGTGATAATCCCCATCCTTCATTTGATGTTAATAAAATACAAGCATCAGAAATATTATAAACTAAATTAAGATCTGAAGTTGGTATTCTTGAATCAGAAAAATAAATTTGACTACATTGTTCATCAGTGAATAACATATCACGCACCGCATATAAGTCAGTACCATGTTCATCAACAGGTTGAGTATGTAATACTAAAGCGCATTTATTAGCTTTTTCTTTAGGTAATTTATCTAAAAATACCTTAAATGCAGCCATAGTATCTGGTATTTGTTTACGTCTAATATTTCTAGAGTTAAACATTAAAACAAAATCATATTGTTTATCACCGAATAATTTTTTCTTAACTTCATCTAGTTTAGAGGTATCTTCAATTGGGAAAAAATGTTTTTCATTAATACCATGTGGTACATAACTTAACACTTTATTTTTAGCTTTATCACCTAATACTATTTTATTTATATTAAGTGTTTGTTTTGATATAGCCATCAATCCATCACATGACTCATAATAAGGTTCATTATACAATGGAGCTGGATAATCATCCCAAATGTTAAGGTAAATAATAGGTATCCTTCTTCTAATTTCATTTTCAATTTGAAATAACCAAATCCAATATCTTGGATCTGTAAACATCATTAATGCATCTGGCTTTTCAAAATCTAACATCTGTCTGATATACTGAGCATCTCCATATCCACTTATTGGGTATAGAATAATATTAGCATCATCAATACCAGCATGTTTATTAGTATCAGCATTTAAATCAAAACGCTTACCCTGGTCTGGATGGTTAATAGCACCTCCAATGTTAACCCAATTGTAATGATGCGCTGTACCTAGTACAATTTCTCTAGCCATTGTTGATATACCAGATGTCATTCTGATATCATCACATAACAATAAGATTTTTTTCCTTTGCGATTGTGGAACGTAACTTTCTTTCATAACGTGATTAAATAATTTTTTAAGATTTACTACCTGTTAATGATAAGTTTGTATGGTTATGAAGTTGTTTTCTATAGTCTTCATCAGTTAGATATGAATGAATACTTCTATCAACTAATTTTTGTAGTGAGAACTTAGTTCTAACACATAATACTTTAAATTCTTCAAATAATTCTTCATTAACCTTAACACTAGTTAATTTACTTTTGTCCGCCATATATTATATTTTATATATATAAATATACGTATAGATTATAAAGCGACATTTTTATCGCAAAGTGTTTTATCATTATTAAATGGACAGTAAGTGCAAGAATCTTTACTTACTATTTTAGAATATTCTTTAATTACATGTTTACCATCATTATCAAAACATTCATTTAAAAACATACTAAATTTCTCAGCTGCTTGTTTACGCTTAATTTTACCACTAGCTGGTTTAAATTCAGTTATATAAGGAATAGCAAAAGCATCATTGTCCCATATCTTTCTCTTTAATATAAAGAACTCAACCTCAATTTTATCAACATCAATATTATATTGTTTAGCAAAATATTCTTTATAAAGCAATATTTGAGCTAACTTAATATCATCTTTTTTATCTTTATCTCTCCATCCTGATCTAGATGTTTTAATATCATAGATATAAACTTTATCTAAATCCTTATCATATAAAACAAAGTCAATATAACCTTTTAGAAATACATTTTTAGATAAACCAACCATTAGAGGCATCTCAATACCTAATAATACTGTATTACGAGTAGTAAAAAATTGGCCACGATGTTTTTTAAACCACTCAAGTATATTAACTCCATCCTCATAAAACTCTCTCATTTCATCTGGATTAGAGAAATGTTGTTTAGATGCTTCAAATTGTTCTTTATAAACTGCTCTAAAACGTTCATTAAACATTCCTACTATATCTTCTCTATCAGCTGCTGCTCCACTTTGCTCATACATTACTTTAAGATAATGTTGCATTGTTTCATGAATGGCAGTTCCAAATATAGTATGAATTGAGGCTGAATATGGAGCTAAATTCTTAACATAGGCTAAATACCATTGATGGGGACATTTACGCCACATTGAGTATTGAGAGTATGATACTGTTGATTGGTATCTATAATCAACTTCTTTAAGTTGATGAGTCTTTATTTTAAGTTCAATCTCTGTTAATTTACTTTTTGCCATATATCTCTCTTATCTTACTCCCCAGTTCCATATTATTAGGATATTGTTCAATTAAATTTTGTATATCAGGAATAATTGATTGTTCTTTTTTAATATATTGAGCTGCATCTAATAATTCTTCATATAGATGATTCATGTAGTTGTCCTTATTGTTTTCACCTAATGTTGTATTATATTTTTTATAACCACGTTCAGCTCTAGATTTTAAATCTTCAATCACTTGATTAGTGATATTGTCTTTAGTGTGTTTCATACGACTTTGTTCCATTAATGTTTCTCGTTCGCGTTCCATCATCATCATGTATTCGCGATATGATTTTGAATCTGATATATAAGCCATAATATTAAATTTAAATAACCTAATTGGGACAGCCAAGTTAGTTAATTATTAATTATTATAACTGATTGTATTACTTGTTTTATCTATTTTTGAAACATAGTTACGTTCAATTGAATTAGACAATTTATCGAATCGTGAATCAGTGTAACTATAATTCTCATCAATTCTACGATTAACAATATCAATTGCCTCATCTAATTTACGTTCAATTGAGTTATATCGTTCTTCAATTTCTCTCCATTGAACTTGGTTTTCATTCTCTAATGACTTGACCCTACGTAATGCCCAAATGACATTACCTACGAGCCAACCCAGTACCGCTGTCGCTATAGCAACTACAGCACCTAAAATAAATGTAATCATTTTTTGTTTCTCCTTTTTTTATTTGTACCTGGCTGTCCCAGATTAAGTTCCTTTTTAATGTTATCTGCTTCTATTATATTAGAATAATCTTTAGCCTCACGAGTACTACATTGATAATACTCAGCTATTGCTTTGATTGTTTCCAGATCATTCTTAGCACTTGCTTTAATATATCTAAAGAATGCTTTTTGTTTAGGTAATAACTCACAATATAGTTGATATACCTTTCTTTTAGGGCAATCTGGATAGCGTTGAATTAAATTAACAATATCAATATAATTTGAGTTCATACTAATAAATCTATTAATCATGTAAGTATTAAACTCAGCCTTATCTTCATCCGTGAATGTAGTCCACGGATGTTTATGATATGTTATTTCATTTAACCAATCAAATAGATTCATTATCTTTATTCTTAAGTGGCTCAGGTAAAAACTCTTCATTAACATGTCCACATGCAGCACAACTAAATACAGGCAATGGAATTAAAGCGTCTTGTGTAGTACCAGTTAAGAATTTAGATGCTTTTCTAAGCATTAATCCTTCTTGAAATACTTTACCACCACACTTGTCACAAACAATCTCAGCTGTTTTAGTTAAATCAATGTTTAACCTTGGTTGTTCTTGATTCATATTATAAATTTAAAAGTTTAGCTATACATCCCATAAAACATATTTCCTTATCTGCTATGGTTGTATTATGAAATAAATATTCTTCTATAATTATTGTTGACTCTGGAGATGAATAATGATTATGTAATGATTTATATAGTCCTGTAAAGTCATTAATATTGTTATCTGCTATAATTTGTCTAATATTATTAAATGCTGTTTTCTTTTTAGATTTAACTTCATCAATAATTTGTTCAATATAATTACTATCTATTACTTCAGTAAGTGTTAATTTGCCTTTAACTGAATTACTTTGTAATATATTAATTGCTCGTCTTAAATCAGGATATGTTTTTTTAACAATGTTAACTATATCTTTTTTATCATACTCTATACCCTCAGTATCAAGTATTTTAACTAAGTGTTTAGCTACTTCTTTAATATCAGCAGATGCTAAATGAAAACATGTTAATCGTGACTGTAAGGCGTCAATAATACGCTCAACATAGTTACAAGTAAAAATAAACCTAGTAGTTAAACTAAATGACTCAATAATATTTCTAAGTGCTGCTTGAGCATTTATAGTTAAAAAATCAGCTTCATCTAATATAACCACTTTAAGTGGTTTAAATGTAGCGCCTGAAGCAAATTGTTTTACTTTATCTCTAATTACATCAATACCATTTTCATCACTACAGTTCAAGTATAGAAAATCACAATTGATATTTTTAACTACTAACTTAGCAGCTGTAGTTTTACCTGTACCTGGAGAACCAAATAATAATAGATTAGGGAAATTATTTTTATCAATCCATTCCTTTAATCCATCAATGAATGCTTCATTGCCTAAATAGCCTTCAATATTATCGGGTCTATATTTTTCAACCCATAATGTATGTTTACTCATATATAATCCATTATTAATTCTTCACCATAACACATTCTCTGTAAGGTATGAAATTTTAGCTCATCATCCAAAGGTTTTGCTTCTTTGAAGTCATTACACCATACCAATTGTCCACCATACATCAGTCCACTGAAGTATTCTAGTTTTGAATTCATAACTATAAAATACTTGCGTTTTGGTTCTTTTTTACCTGTCATAATTATCTAGTTGTTCCTTTAGTTATAAATCCATCTTCAATAATCATATACTCACCACTAGTTCCTAAACAATCAATTAAATAATATCTACCACCAGCTGCTTTTTCAGCACCTATTAAATCAAGTTTTTTAACTTGAGTATGACCTACTACTTGAATGTATTTTTTCTTTAATCCTTTATCATGTTTTTTATTTACAGCCATTAATGATTTAGGTCTAATCCAAATTGGTGTTTGATAAGTATTATCACCATAAGGATCAGTACCATTAAAATCAAATGATTTAGGTTTATATTTAAATAGATCATTTAATAATTCTACTACATTATCTTCAACCCATCCTTCCTCCCCAAATTCACCATCCATAAATGTTGGACTAACCCCAGCGTGACTAAATAAAAATTCATCCATTTGATAAACCATTTGTAAATGCTCTCTATTAGCATCAATAGTAGGTTCAATTTGATGTTTAAATATTGATTGGTAACCTGATGTACCTGTATTTCCTACTTCTGGAAAGTAATGAAAGTCATGATTACCAATTAACATAATAACTTCCTTACCGCTTGATTTTTTATATTCAATTATATCAAGAAAATTATTTAATTGTTCTTCTCCTTTAATATCAAATGAATCAAAGTAGTCACCTATAAAGACAACCATATCTGGATTTTCTATATTAACAATCAATTTCCAAATTGAACGTCCATGAACATCTCCTATAACTACTGTTTTCATTTTTTAGCAAATTGTACGAAATATACTTTAACAGCAAACTGTTTTTGCTCTTTTATCGATTTAAATGTATTATCTCCTCTTAGGTCATATAATTCTTTTCTTATTTTGTTAACAATTGCCTCATCAATGTATCTCATCTCGCTATGACCATCTATTGTTTCAATTCCATCCATTTCAAAATCATATTTGATTCTAGGATATCTTTGTAGAAATTCATTTTCAATTTCGTTAGCTTCATCTTTAGGAAACCATCCACTGAATATGACTTGTAAATTATATTTTTCTAATAATGGATGATCTTTAAATCTATCCTCAACATTAAATTCAGTTGTGATACCAAATTTACTTATTACAGGTGGATTTTTTATTTTCATAGATTAAATGCTTCAATTGTTTCTTTAAATGGATTACCTTCAATCTGTTTAACTAGGTCTAACATGTCTTGAGCTAATTGTCTTACTTCTACTTGAGCATGTTCACTATTTCTTAGTTGTTGAAAATGATAGAATGAGCGCCAGTTAAACATTACATCCATTGTAATTTGTGAGTTGAATGTTTTAAAGAAGCGAGCTGATTCTTTAGCTCGTTTACGACCTAGAATTGGTGTTAGGTCTTCTAAACATTTGTGATATAGTTGATTACCATACCTTGTATATTCATCTAATATATCAGCCCAATTTTTTCTTTGTAGATGTTCCATACTACAAGGAATATCAGGCCAATCATTTGGAATATAGTACTTATCTTCCTTCAACTCCTTATATCTAGCACTCTCACCATTAACTGAAACACCAATGCGATGTTTAATTAAATGGATATGAGTTGCTTGATCTACTGTTACTAAGAAATGTAATGATGATTTTTCAAATGGTGTATGATGTCCTTCACTTGCTAGCATTTTAAGTAGTTTACCCACCCTAGCTTTCTTCTCATCAGTTATATCTCTAGATGTTGATGTCCAAGCCGATTGAGCGTGAATTAGATCTGAACCATAATAACCTAACAATTCTACTTTATTCATAGTGTTATTTTACTTACTGTTTTAATGTCATTATTTTTATTAGCCTTAACAGCCCATTGTTCTTGTTCTTGTTCTATTATAAAAGTAAATGGATCAATTGTTTCTTTAAATACTTTATCCATAAATGAATCAGCGTATTCTTCTCTTCTATCAATTAATGCTCTAAGTCTAATCAATTTTTCTTTATTATCTTCTATATTAGTATTATGTTCATGAACACGAGATATCATTTTGTATATAGCCCTAATCATGTTATAGTATGATTTAGCATTTTTCATTCTATCCATCATTTGTTCCCAATATTTAAATGTTTTAGAGGTTCTAACATCTAAAGCATATCTCATTCTATAACTGTATGTTATACTTGGATGAATTAATCTAACTGGAAAATCACCTAAATATACTTCAATGATATCTTTTTTTCTAAGCATTTCATCATTGAATATATCCATTTTAAAGTCTATAGTTCTCATTAATTCATCATCAACTGGTTCACTCCATTGTTTATAAAACTGCCACATATGAGCATTTGGATCAAATTTAGGTGCTTGTGTTGGATCAGTATTATACATCTCTGATTGAGTGGATTGTAGTCCAAAGAAATTTTTAAGTGTGGTCCATTCCTCTTCTGTAAATGGAGATAATAATCCAATATCAATATCACCTACTCTATCAATTGGTTCAAAACCTAATAATTTAAGGGATAAACTACCTGTTAGAACAAATTTATCATTCATTGCTAACATAGGTAAAACATACTTATCAAAAATGAGTTTAGTGTCATCTTTAAAATTATTAATAACACTATCTTTAAACTTCAGCCTCATTAGTCCTGTTTCAGGAACTAAGTCATATACAATATTCATAACCTAATTTTATTTAAATATACTAAAGTCTCCCAGCACCCTTATAATTTCTATTATAAGGATAACTACTTAGATTACTTATAATCACTCCTTCTCTTCTATTTGAAGCATGTACAAATTTATTATTACCAATAAAAATACCACAATGCCATCCTGATGGTGATACACTACTATTAAAAAATACTATATCACCTATTTCTAAACTGGATTTAGATATTCGTTTTGTTTGGCTCCATTGTCTCCAAGCTACATTTTCTAATCGTTCATTATATACTTCTTTATATAAACGTTTAGTAAATTGAGAACAATCAATTCCTGTTTTAGAACTACCTCCTAAGCGATAAGGAGTACCTAACCACTCTCTAACAAATGAATCAAGTGTTTTAGTTTGTCCATAACTAAATACAGATAAACTTAAAAATAATATTAATAATATCTTTTTCATTGGTTTGCTACTAAAGTTTTATAAATATCTACTATTAAGTAGAATAACATGGCTAATAATAGTAAGCCACTAATAAATATTAATAATTTACTCAGTCTCACTAGAAATAATTTCAGCGAACTGTTCCGCTGCTTTTGAATTACGCTCAGAGAATATTTGAAAAGCTACTTCATATCTGCCTTTTTCAATTTGGCATGGAAAATTTTCATCATATAAAGAATCTTTTTCATGTTGTAGAGTATTAATAACATTAACTAAACTATCTGTATTAGATTGTTTAACTTGAGTTCTTAGTTTAGATAATTCACGTTGCTGAAAATAACAAACTGTTAATACTGATATAGCACCTACAATTGTAAATGCTTGTTTGTACTTGTTAATTAGTTTTATCATAATTAAAAAATTTACTTATTACTTGTTGTTCACCTTTTGTTCTTGGTTTTGCTGGTGGTCTTTCTTTTACTTTGGCTTTTCTACCTCTTGGTTTACCTTGATATTCATTTTCATCTATAGTTTCCCAATTCCAATTAGCTATTTTCTTACGAAACGCTTCTCGCGCTCGTTCTATACTACCATTGTCTTTAGGATATACTGGTTCCATATATTAAATATGGTAAATTAATTTAGGTCAAAAGTCTCCTTCTGTATGACTTTTATCATCATCCCAATTTAGAAAATCTTCCCCTTTATAATCAGGATAATTTTTTTTCATGTTATCTATTCCCCTTACCCAGAAAATAGATACAATAAATCCTACAGCAAATGAAATAATTAGTCCCACCATCTTTCAATATTTTGTTCAAGTATGTTAAATAATAGTTTACGTGCTTTAGCTTGCTTATTGAAGGCAGCATCTAACTTTTCTTTAGTTAAATTATCATCATTGATAAGTTCCATCAGGTAATCTTCATTCTGTACTTTCTCAATTAGTCTAACACATAGCATTATTCTATCAGCATCATAATCAGAATTAGTATGATAACCATACTTACGAGTGTGTTCAGCTGTGAATAATAATTTGTATTTTAATATCTCAAAGATATGATAATAATCCCACTGTTCGTCCTTCCATATGATTGGTAACCAACGAAATAGATTAATGAGTCGTCTTTTAAATTGTCTTAGTCTCCACATAACATTAATTTAAGTAAAAATTCTTGGGTTACCTAATTTGAGGAATGAGATAAGTTAACATCTCCTAATATACAGTATTTAATGTTTTGAGTTACATCACTTGTAGCTACATTAATAGTAAAGAATGTGACTGGATTGATTGTAGAGAAATTAGTTCTAGTTATGTTATCATAATTAGTTGAGGTGAACCATAATACTTTATTTATCAATCTATAACCTGAATTGTGAGCTGCTATTAAATAAGTGTCACCTAAATCAAGTATACCATTTTCATTAACATCAGCTGCCTTCCATTGTTTAGTACCTGTCATTACTAAGCCTTGAGCTGTTACAGGTGGTGTACTTTCATTTTGTAATTCATTCCATATAGGAGTAAAATCAGCTGATGTTACACCTTGCATTGTTAATGATGGAACTAACTTATATGTTGAGTTTTGGTTTGGTAATGTAAAAGTATAAGTACCGTTTGTAGCTACTGTTTTATAGTCTACAAGTTGATCAACACCATTTACTACTCTATAGAGTGTAAGTAATGG